TTGGAAAGCTCCTGCGGCATGTCCGTCAGGAGCGCCGGGCAGCAAAGGATGCGGCCGATGCGCTCGCGCCAATCGTTACCTGGGCGAGGGCGAACAGTTCAGTGACAGGTATGCTGGAACGGCTGCTTGGTGAAGTGCGTAAAATTGAGCGCCGTCAGGAAATCAGGGAGTATATTCCAAGAACCGATGTTTTGGAGGTGCGCAATGACAGTTGATTGGCTTTTTATTGGTTATTTACTCGGCTTTGTGACCGCTGCATGGCTTTGCCCGGCAGCTGACAGACTTTTCAGAAGGTGGAAAAAATAATGATGAATGTGCAATGTGATAAATGCGGAAAGTGGATTACACACGATACGGCTTTTTTCAGTACCATTGAGAAAGACGGTCTGAAAGTCCTGTATTTTTCCTGCCCCTTCTGCGGTGAAAAATACCACGTACATACAGAGAATGCTGAGATGCATGAGTTAATTGGGCGGCGGACTGCGGTGCAGACAATGATCAGGGTTGCCCGTGAGAAGAAACTCCGCAGGCAGACAATCAGAAAATACCAGCGCGAGCTGCAAAAGATTATTCAAAAGCAGAAGAAGCTGATGCCGGAGCTGAAGCGCCTTGGCGAAGCAATCCTGAAGGAAAGCAAAACGGAAGGATAACCGGAGGAATGCTGAAAAGGAAACAGACGGTTTCCCATCCGGCAGCTCTGCCGCCGCGCTGTGTCCGGGTGGGAGACATCGTAGCCCGCAGGCCTGAAACCTTTTCTGAATCGGTGAATGGAATTGCGGGGCCGATGAAAGGCACGGTAATTTTTGTTCATCCAAAGGGGCGTTTCCACGTGGTAGAATTCCCCGGCAAGCTCGCCGCAATCCGGGAGTCGTTCTGCGGTGTGTTATGGTAACGGTACGAAAGGCAGGGAGAATGTTTTAAAATGAAAAATAGTACATGCCGCGGCTGCGGCGCGAAAATCGTATGGGTAAAGACCGAGAAAGGGAAGCATATGCCGTGCGACCCGCAGCTGGTCCCCTACTGGGAGCGGCCGGGGGCGGCGGGCAAGGCGGTGCTGCAAATGAGCGGCCGTGTCGTGAGCTGCGACTTCGACGGGCCGCGTGAAGAAGTGACAGGCTTTGCCTATGTTTCACATTTCAGCACGTGCCCGCAGGCGCGGCAGTTCAGGCACAAGTAAAAGCACGGCAATACAAAAGGGAGTGAGCGGCATTGTCATTAAAGGAGTTATCGCGATACTACAGGTTACATATGCGGCTGGAACGGAATCAGGAAATACTGCGGTCGCTGGAAAATGCCGCCCACCCCGTGGCACAGGCGCTTACCGGTATGCCCCATGCATCCGGCGTTACGGATAAGGTCGGTGATCTCGCAGTTGAGATTGCCGACCTGAAAAACCGTATACAGGCCCTTGAAGCCGAGCTTGCCCGGGAAGAAACCCGGCTGAACAGTTTCATTTCGACCATCGAAAACGACCAGACCCGCACGATTTTCCGGCTGCGGTTTCTCCGGTGCCTGACGTGGGGCGAAGTCGCCGCCGTGATTGGCGGGCGGAATACGGAAAACAGTGTCAAGAGTATTTGCTACCGTTATCTTGGAAGTTGCAGCGGCGTGACGCGTGATGACGCTTGATGTTTCGCTCGCCTGTGTGCTATGCTATACTTGTAAAATCCTGAATAAGCCAGGCGGCCGTCCATCGTGGGAGGCCGCCATTCTTTATGGGAAAGGAGGGTTTGCCGCTGCGTGTTTCTCCTTCGCGCGGTGGTCAAGCGTCATACCGGACGATTTGCCAGCGGACGGCATTGGCGACACATTTTAAGGAGGAAATGAACCATGCTCGCAAGAGTCATTCAGAAATTCAAAGAAAACCCGATGTTCTATTATGCCATGAGCATTGCGGCATCGTGGGCCGGTGTCGGTTCCATGATGAACAGCATCACACTCACCCATACCTATGGGCTTATCCCGTCCATAATCTGGGGTTTTGGGAATTCCATAGCCTGTATGTTGTTTGGGCTGACTATCTGCCATCTCCCGGTCATGCGGCAGCTGATGCGTACCAGAGCCATGCAGTACAGCATTGGTGTGATGAGTATTTTCCAGCTATGGATCAATATGAACGGCATCCGGGAAGTCTTCTCGGATACGCCGGTTGGCACAGCTGGCGGCACAATGATCGTCTATATGGTTTGCATCAGCTTTATTATCCTGCTGCTGCGGTTTGGCATGATCCGCAATGTATTGACGGACAGCGTATCGTGGTATTTGGTCTATGGCCTGGTTTTCCTGCTGACGGTGCTTGCATTTTGGCAGTCCGGCGGCGCAGTTGTCCGCATATCCGCAGGGACAGACTGGGGGAATCTGAAGGTTGGCATTATAAAAGCCCTGCTCCTACTGCCCGGCCCCTTCACATACCCGTATTTTTATGAGCTGCTGGACTATAACGACTCCAACCGTGACCGGGCCCGTAAAATCAATATTACCGGTTCCTTCATCCTTGGAGGCACCCTGTTCGGCATTTATATGCTTTTCACCTATGCGCTTGCGATTGTGGAATTTAGCCCGCTGCTGAATCTATTGAAAGCTGTGCTGGTAAGCCTGATCGGCATCTCCACGCTGTCCACGTTCCTTTATTCCGAGTATATTGTCTTTGGTAAGAAGCTGGGCCTGCTGCTTGATGGTGCTGCCGTCCTATTCTGGCCGCAGCTGATCTCCCTGGGCGTGATGGGCGTTTGGACACTGATGGCAGAAATCCGGATTTATTTGATTGCTGTCCTTCTGATAATTGCCCTGGCCAGGAAACTGGCTGCGCGGAAAAAGGGGGTGCAGTCATGAAAATCGTTCTCGGCAGAAAGCAGAAGTATACGTCGGACGAGCTGTGGCACGATGCCGTCGCGCACATCGAGCAGCTGATTAGCGCCGATGAATGCGAGACGTTCGCGGCAGCGGCCATCAATCGAATTACCGATGCAGCGGCTGGCAAAAATGCCGGTTATGCATGGAGCGGCGGCAAAGATTCCCTTGTACTGGCGGATCTGTGCCAGCGGGCAGGCGTGACGCAAAGCGCCTTATTCCTGACCAAGCTGGAATTTCCGGCCTTTGAATCGTGGCTGCTGGAAAACAAACCGGACGGCTGCGAGGTGCTCCGCTTTGACTTCGACCTGGACTATCTGGCAGCACACCCTGAACTGATTTTCCCCAAAGGGAAGGAAATGCAGCGGTGGAATGTCATCATGCAGCGCAGATCGCAAATCACGTATTACCGCAAACGCAATTTGGAAATCCTGCTGACCGGCCACCGGCGCATCGATGGGAACGGCTGCGGCAGGGAGGGTTTCACCCGCCGTAAATCCGGCGAAACCATTTACGCGCCGCTTTATGACTGGCCGCATGAAGCTGTACTCGGCTATATTCATTATCACGGCATCCCCATGCCGCCGATTTATAACTGGCCAAGGGGCTATCGCAACGGCACGCATTTCTGGCCGTACCGCAGCTGCGACAGCAGGGCGGACGGCTGGCACGAGGTCTATCAGATTGACCCTTCGGTCGTGGAAGCCGCCGCCGAAAAGCTCCCCGAAGCGAAAGCATTTCTTGAGGGGGTGCGGTCATGAAGGTGATTTCCAAGCCGTTGTCTGAACTGCGTATGATAGAGAAAAACATCCGCCGCCACCCCGAGAAGCAGATAAAGGAATACGTCCGTTCCCTGAAAATGTTCGGGCAGGTCAAGCCGGTCGTCATTGACGAAACCGGACAGATCCTTGCAGGGAACGGGCTTTTTGAGGCCCTTCAAAGCATGGGTGCGGAAACGTGCCAGTGCTATGTGATGGAGGGCCTTTCGCCTGCGCAGAAGAAAAAGCTCATGCTGGCGGATAACCGCGTGTATGAGCTGGGGATCACGGATACGGCTGTTTTCGATGAAATCGTCAAAGAGCTGGAAGGTGATATTGATGTGCCCGGCTGGGATGCGGACCTGCTGGAAATGCTGAACGCCAGTATTGCGGATGCAAACAATATTGTCGAGAGCTACGGCGTTTATGATCCGTCCGAGGTGGAGGCCGTCACCGGCAGAGAGCGTTCCGCCACCGTGGATACAGCCCCGGCAGCTCCTGTGCACGAGGCGCAGCGGGCCGCAGGCTCCGCGCCTGTGCCACCGCAGGAACCGCATACCGTCATCTGTCCGAAATGTGGTGAGCAGATATGCCTGTAAGGACACTGCAAAGCACGCTAAACGTGCTGGAAGCCGCAAGGCAGCGCATTAAAAATGTATTCGCCAACGGCTGCAAGGTCTATCTGAGCTTTTCATCCGGCAAGGATTCCCTGTGCATGTCCTCCCTTACCTATGACCTGATCCGCAGCGGGGAAATCAACCCGAAACAGCTGACAGTTATTTTTGTCGATGAAGAAGGGCTTTATCCGTCCATGGTGGAGGCTGCCGAACGCTGGCGGCGTAATTTCCGGTCTGTCGGCGTGTCGTTTTTATGGCTGTGCCTGCCGTTCAAACAAGTGTCTGTCATTGACCATCTGTCCTCTTCCGAAAGCTGGATCACGTGGGAACCGGGCAAGGAACATCTCTGGATGCGTCGGCCTCCGGCCGACGCGGTTATGTCCAGCCCGTATCTGAAATATCCCGGGCAGATGAATTATCAGACCTTCTGTGAGCGTGCCTTTGCCGATGGGATTCAGATGGTCGGGTTACGGACGGCGGAGTCTGTGACACGGCTGCATACGATATCGCACGCCCGCCGGAATGCCGGTAAGTTTTACCCGATTTATGATTGGAAGGATTCCGACGTCTGGCTTTATATCAAGGAACGCGGGCTGGAATTCCCTGAAATCTATATGCGGCTGTATGAGGCAGGTGTGCGGAAGAACCACCTGCGGCTCTGTGCATTCTTTGGGGATTGCAGTACCCAGGGCCTGCGCTGGGTCGCCGAGACGGATAACGACCTTTGGCAGCGCATTGAAAAACGGGAACCAAATGCATATCTTGTCCTGCTTTACTGGGATAGTGAAATGTTCCGGCGCTCCACCCATCAGCGCCGCAAACTGGAATCGGCTGCGGAGCAGAAAAATTACTGCGCCCTGTGCAAAGACATCCTGTTTCTCAACACGGAGAAATACACCATTGCCAGCGATACCAAAAAGCGTCTTGGCAACTGGCGAAGCCTTTTCCTTAAGACCTATGGCGTTGCCACAGAGCGGCATTACAAACGTATGTATGAAGGGCTGCTGTACGGCGACCCCAAATCGCGTATCCTGCGCATTCTCTGGACAATGATTTATACCGATTACAACACGAAGACGAAGGAGCCGAAACAATGAGCGAGATGGATTTATTTGCGCCGCTGTCCTCCCTGCAATGGGTCAGCTGGGAACAGCTGCGGGCCAATGACTATAACCCCAACAAGGTCAGCGAGGACAACCTGAAGCTGCTCACACAGTCCATCCTGACCAATGGCTGGACACTGCCCATAGTGACGCGGCCGGACTTCACGATTATTGACGGCTTCCATCGATGGACAGTCGCGGGACGGGAACCCTTGAAAACCAGACTCGGCGGCAAGGTGCCTGTTGTTATCGTAGACCACAAAGGGAATGAAACCGAGGACGTATACGGTACGATCACCCATAACCGCGCACGCGGCACGCATCTGCTCGAACCGATGAAAGCGATTGTCAAGCGGCTGCTGGATGAAGGAAAGACGGTGTCCGAGATTGGCAGGCAGCTTGGCATGAAGCCCGAAGAGGTGTTCCGGCTTTCCGGCTTCACGCGTGAGGACTTCCTTGCACTGATGACCCGTGGGCATGACAGCTACAGCAAAGCCGTTGTATATACGCATATATGACAGCCTGTTCCTGCCCATAAGAGCGGCGCTGGACGTATTCGGGTACGGGCCTATAACATTATATTCCGGTGCAGCAAAAGCCGCAGAGGGGACGACAGGCCGCCGCATGTACAAAAAGGTACTGTGACGGCCCCACCCCTCCGCCTGCGGGCGCGACGACCCCAATTTTCACGTAGTCAGTAAAGATTTTTTCCGGCAGTTCCGTTCCGCTTTCGGCACTGCCGGGGAAAGGAGATTGATTTTTATGGAAAACGGTAAAATCACAGCCGATATGGAGGTCAGCACGTCCGAACTGGCCTGCATCCTGGGTGTATCCGGACGGTATATCCGGCAGCTTGCCGAGGACGGACAGCTGAAAAAGACCTCAAAAGGAAGGTTCAAACTGTGCGATTCTGTTCAGAAATACATCGCTTCCCAGTCCAAAGAGGCGGGAAAAGATGAAGCCGGTTTGAAGCTGGAACGGGCACGGCGCACGGCCGAGGCAACGCTCAAGGCCTCCAAAGCGCAGATTGCAAAAATGGAGGTGGAAGAGCTGCAAGGCAAGCGGCACCGCAGCGAGGATGTTGCCGCTATGACCGAGGATTTGATTTATACCATCCGCGGCGCATTGCTGGCGCTCCCTGGACGGCTTGCTGTAGACACCTCCACTGCGAAATCGCCCAACGAGGCGGCGGAAATCATCCGTAAAGAGGTGCACGCCGTCATGCAGGATTTATCCGAGTACCGTTATGATCCGAAAAAATATGAGGAACGAGTACGGGCGCGGCATAATTTTGAGATTTACGGGGAGGCGGATTCCGGCGATGAAGCGATCTGAAACAAATGCCCTGAACGCGGTAGTTGCAAGGGTACTCGCGGGGATGAAGCCGCCGGACGACCTGACTGTGACCCAATGGGCCGAAAAGAAGCGGCGGTTATCCAGCGAAAGCAGCGCCGAACCCGGCCCGTGGAAAACGCGGCGCACGCCGTACCTCCGGGAAGTAATGGACAGCTTTACCGATCCGAGGATACGGCGGATCGTCATGGTTGCGGCTTCCCAGGTTGGCAAGTCGGAATTTGAAATGAACGTCATCGGCTACATTATGGATGAAGACCCCGGAAGTATCCTCTTCATCCATCCGACTACGATTGACGCGAAGGAATTTTCCAAGCTGCGGATTGCGCCTATGATCCGTGACTGCCCAACGCTGCGCCGGAAGGTGTCCGCGCCCAAGAGCCGCGACAGCGGCAATACCGTCCTGCAAAAGACCTATCCGGGCGGTATTCTCACGCTGTGCGGCTCGACCGAAGCCCATGCCCTGTGCTCTAAGCCCATTCGTTACGTGATTGGCGATGAACGTGACCGCTGGGCGGTTTCCGCAGGCAAAGAGGGGGACCCGTGGGAACTGGCAATGGCGCGGCAGACCACCTTTTACAATGCGAAAGCGGTCGAGGTCAGCACCCCGACCATTAAGAATGCCAGCGCCATCGAGGCATCCTACGGCGAGGGTACAATGGAGCATTGGAAATCCCAGTGCCCCCACTGCGGACAGTTCCACGAAATCCAGTGGGAAGATATCCATTACGAATATGAGGAAAGCATTGTCAATCAGCGCAGGGTGTTCAAAATCACAAAGATATGGTATACCTGCCCGGAATGCGCCGCCATATCCGATGAAGCGACAATGAAGCGCCAGCCAGCCCGCTGGGAAGCGGACAATCCTGCCGCGTATGCGGATGGCGTGCGTTCTTTCTGGCTGAATGCCTTTGTCAGCCAGTGGGCAAGTTGGGAATCTATTATTCTCAAGCATCTGAAAGCAACCGGGAATTCCCGGAAAATGCAGGTTGTTTATAATACCTGTTTCGGCCTGCTGTGGGAGGATCGGGGCGATTTGGAGGATGAGGGCAGCATGCTTTCCCGCCGGGAGGATTATGGTACCCGTGAGGACGGCAGCCCTGTCGAGCTGCCGGATGGCGTGCTGGTGCTGACCTGCGGCGTAGATACCCAGAATGACCGGCTGGAATATGAAGTGCTGGGCCACGGACACCTTGGAGAAACCTGGGGTATTCGTTACGGCATTATCCGGGGCCGTCCTGACGATGCCGAAACGTGGCAGCAGCTGGACGATGTGCTCGATCATATTTACCGTTTTTCGGATGGCTTGGGGCTGAAAATCAGCATGACTTTTGTGGATGAGGGCGGACATTTCACACAGGATGTACGTTTTCAGTGCCGGGAACGTATCGGAAAAAAGGTTTTCTGCATTAAGGGTTTATCTGGACTGGACCGGCCGTATACCGCTCCGCCGAAACAGATGAAGATCGTAATCAATCAGAGGGTAATCGGCATGTGCTGGCAGTATCAGCTTGGCGTAGACGCTGGAAAGCAGCTGATTATGGACAATCTGAAAGTAAAGAAACCCGGTTCAAAATACTGTCATTTTCCAAAGAGGGATGACTATGGGCCAGGCTACTTTGCCGGGCTGCTGTCCGAGCGGCTGGAACATGACCCAGCGAAAAGGCAGCCGTGGGTATGGAAGAAGATCCCCGGACATGACCGCAATGAGGCGCTGGACTGCCGTAACTATGCGCTGGCGGCGTTCAAAGCCCTGCCTGCGAATCTGGAGGAAATCGACCGGCGGCTGAAAATCGCCCGTGGGAGAGCGGTTCCGGCGGACAATACGGCGGCGCAGGCGGAAATCCAGCCCGCAAAGCGTACCGGCGCCCGGAAACAGGGCTCCGCGCTGGACAGATATTATGATGATTGGTAAGGTGATTTTATGGCAGACAGAACCGAGCTGCGGGCGCGGCTTGCCTTTTGGCAGGAGGCGCTTGCAAAGCTGCGCAAGGCATACCTTGCCCTGTTGGACGGCGGCGTAAAAAGCTACCGCCTGGACGATATGGAGCTGACACGGCTGGATTTGAGTTCACTCAACAAGCGTATTGAGGAAGCGGAAGCCAAAGTGGACGAACTGACCGCCCTGCTGGAAGGGCAAGGCCCACGCCGGGCGTTCGCTGTGCTTCCACGCGACTTGTAGGTGGGCAAATATGTATCAGGACAAAAGAACCGGACTGCTCCTGCCAGACAGTGCCCGCCCAAAGGCGAGCGGCTACAGCGATGCCGGGGCCAGCCTGATCCGCCGGGCGCTGAAAGGGTTCCAGGCGCGGAGCGGTTCGCCGAACGAGGATATCAACTGGAATACCGCGACACTCCGCCAGCGTGGCCGGATGCTTTACATGGGAGCGCCGCTTGCGACCTCCGCCGTAAATACAAACCGCACGAAAGTGGTTGGTGTTGGCTTATCTTTGAAAAGCGCGGTAAACCGGGAGCTTTTAGGGCTGTCCCCGAAATCCGCCAAGGAATGGCAGAAGCGGACAGAAGCCGAGTTCCGGCTTTGGGCGGGCCGCAAACAGTATTGTGATGCAATCGGGATGAATAATTTTGATTCCCTGCAACAGCTTGCCCTTGTATCCTGGCTGATGTCGGGGGATGTATTCGCGGTGCTGAAACGCTATCCGGTTACACGGAACAGCCCCTATTCCCTGCGTATCCATTTGGTGGAAGCCGACCGCGTCAGCACGCCGGATACCATGGGCGGGCTGACCGGCTGGCCCGGCATTACCGATGGCCGGAATGACCAGACCGGGAACCAGATATTTGACGGCGTTGAAGTTGACGGGAACGGCATGGTCGTTGCCTATCACATCCGCAATACATACCCGTGGCAGCTCACCTTTGCCGAACCTACGGTATGGGCGCGTGTAGAGGCCTACGGGAAGCGGCTGGGCCTGCCCAATATCCTGCATATTATGAGCAGCGAACGCCCGGACCAGTACCGTGGCGTGACCTATCTGGCACAGGTGATCGAGCCGCTTTTGCAGCTGCGCCGCTATACCGAATCCGAGCTGATGGCAGCGCTGATACAGAGCTTTTTTACCGCATGGATCGTCACAAAGACGGACCCAAGCGGTCTGCCGTTCAACCAAATAGGGGATGGTATCGCGGGCGTACCGGGCGCAAATCCCGCAGCGCATAAAACCCCATTTGACCCGAATGAGTATCAAATGGGGCCGGGTGAAGTGTTTCATTTGCCGCCGGGGGAAAGCATTGAATTCGGCAATCCCAATATCCCGACTGCGGGATTTGAGGCGTTTGTAAAGACGTTCTGTAAGCTGATCGGCGCGGGCTTGGGCATCCCCTATGACGTGCTTATCAAGGAATATAACTCCTCTTATTCGTCCGCGCGTGCCGCGCTGCTGGACGCATGGGAGGAGTTTCGTATGCGCCGGGTGTGGTTTGTGGATGATTTTTGCCAGCCGGTTTATGAGGTTTGGCTTTCGGAAGCCGTAGCCCGGGGACGTATCAAAGCGCCGGGCTTTTTTGATGACCCGCTGATCCGTGCCGCATGGTGCGGGGCGCGGTGGATCGGGCCGGTACAGGGCAGCCTTGACCCGCTCAAGGAAGTGAAAGCGGCAGTCCTGCAAATCCAGCACGGATTAAAGACCCACGAGCAGGTCACGCGTGAAACCGGCGGGGGCGACTGGGATGAAAACGTGGAGCAGCTGGCCGCAGAGAATGCCAGGCTGGCAGCGGCGGGCGGCGGCGGAATCCGCATGGAGGTTGACCCGAACGAAAAGGATGAGAACGAAGGGGGAGAAAATGAGTGAGTATTTGGGATAAATTCCGTGGAAAGGCCAGGCCGGAGGCCCGGGGTGCGCCGGAGCGGTGCTATGCAATGTCCATGCAGAGTGACGGCAGTGCGGAAATCACGATGTATGGGGAGGTTGTCAAAACCCATCCGACGCACTGGTGGACGGGGAAGCTGTTGGAGGGCGATTATATTGCACAGGATGATTTTCTGCGTGATTTGGAAAACCTGTCTGGCGCAAGGTTTCTCACGATCCGGATGGACAGCGTCGGCGGGGATGCACTGGTTGGCATGGTGATCCATAACCGGCTGCGGGAGCTGTCCGGGAAGGGCGTGCGGCTGACGTGTATTGTGGACGG